CCAAGTGGGACAGACGGGTGGCATCATAGAAATGGCTACCAGCACGCTCCTAAGGCTGTTGAGGGATTCATTCATGACAAGAACCATGGACAGGTTGCAAGACTAACACACCTATTTTAATATGAGAAGCACAGAAATACACTACGATAACGGGAAGGAGTATGACGTTATCGACTTCATTCAGGACTATGAATTAAATTTTAATCGAGGTAACATCATCAAGTATGTTGCTAGAGCCTCAAGAAAAGGTGCTGAGCTGCGAGATCTTCGTAAGGCCAAGGATTATATCGAACGAGAGATAGAGTTCCTTGAGAACAAACGAGACGAGCAGTGGAAGCAAGACTCCACATTGTAAATTAAGGGGCATTTAGCCCCTTTTTTTATGGATTGATGTCAGGTACTTCTCCGTAGATTAATCCTTTCATTATATACTTAGGTATTCCCCAATCCATCATTCTCTGTTGAACCTCTTTTGGGTCAGCCCCGAAGAATATAGCACCCTGATAGATCTCTATAGCCTCCTCATATACCTTTTTCTTCTTAGCATTCGCCTTATCGTATTCTTCTCTTAACTCCTCTATAGTTATTCCTCCCTTATCATATTCTTTTTTAGCCTTGCTGTAGTCGTTGATCTCAACAACTCTTCTTTGAATGTCGCTTGACTTATAACCTATAGTCTCGATAATATCTACCTTCTGCTCCTTAAATCCAGTAAACTGACCTACAATCTCATTAACAGGATTATCAGAAGCGAATATTTTTCTTACAGAGGTTACTGTCCCTGGCTCAGCAATCTTCCATAACCTTTCGGTGATCTTGATCGCTTTCTCTTCTACAGTATCTCCCTCCTTAAATATAGATCTTCCTTTACTGTCTCTATTGGACAAAAGCTCACTTACTACAGAGAAGGTCATATCTGGATTTAACCATGGCTGATAAGCTTCTACAAGTGCGTTAACAAGACCCTCGTCATAATTATCTGCATTCATGTATGCGTTAAACACTTTTGTTATATATCCGTGTGGGTCAGACGCACTAATACTTCTGTATCTAAACTCTCCATCACCAATTTTAGTCGGTGCAATACTAGAGTTTGTGTCCCAGAAAGGTAAAAGTTTTCTAGCCTTCTTCATTGACTCGTCCTCGTCGTCCTCAGAATCCATACCCCAAAGAGCTAACAGACCTGCTTTTAGTGCAGCTAGCTGCATAATACCACTAAGTCTCTTGATACCTATAGCTCTAGTCTTAGGGTCAGCGATCTCTTTAATTGTTAGATCTACAGTATTATAAGATGTACGAACAGATTCAGAGGTGAACGAGATAAAGGTACCAGCCACAGGTAGTGCCTTTAATAGTTTAACGTATCCACCTACTCTAGAATAGTTTGGAAGCACGTTCTTAACTACCTCAGCGGCTCTTTCGCTAACCTCTTTTAGCTGCGCCTCATTCAGTTCGCTAACATCTTTCTTAAACACTGCCTTAGCATACTTAGATTTCTCTGACTCATAGGCTGCGATCTTAAAGAAGTCATCCTCTACCTGATATGATTTTTGCGAGAATCTGAAGAATCCTTTGACTCTTCTTTTTACTCTGCTATATCCTTTATCTGCAAATCTGTTTAGCATCAGATCCTCAAATGTTTCTCCTTTAGCTAACAGATCTTTAATCTCGTTAAGAGTTGCACTTTGGTTTATGATACCTAACCTAGTATATTCGTCCATCTTGGCAAGCAACTCCTTCTTACCATTCTTACTATACTCAGCTCTTAATACCTGAACTGCATTATTTAATGCCTTGAAGTCTAGGTTGCCAGTCATTATCATGAACGGTATGTTACCTATGACGTTCTTAGCGTGTGTTCCTAACGATAAAATTGTTTTGGTATACTTAACAGCACCAACAGCTTTTAGATAGAAATCATATATGGGCTGGAATGCTCCTAGATCTATGTTTACTACATTACCGTTGGTCATTGCCTCGGCTATTTCTTTGGTGGTATACATACCAGCTAGAATATCCATTGACTCTGAACCATCTCCAGCGATCTTAACCCTATACTCTCCCTTAGGTTCTTTAAATAGATACACGCCCTCACCAGCTTCTCTTAATTCTTTTTGGAACTTTTGATTTGCTATAATAGATGCTACCTTCTGTATACTTCGAACATAGTTCATAGCTGGATCTCCATACTCACCCATAAGGGCTCTGATCTCCGCAGGTATCTCTTTACGCTGTTCTAAAGGTGTTAGGTTTTTAGAACCAAGTTTAGACCTCATGATGAATTCGTTAGCCTCATCCTGATTTAGTATCTCATCGATAGCTCTGTCTACTCTTCTTTCTAGAATTATATCTACTGGAACTCCTGTTCTTAAAGACTCTTCCTCTGCGTAGATTCTATGAATCTCTCTAAGCTTGTTTTTAGCAGCCTGCTTAACCTCTTCAGATACTTTTTTGGCATAGTTCTTATTATCGTAAACCTCATAAGACCTGTTAAGATATGATCCTAGGTTATTTATTATGTTTTGTGCAGATTCTTCTGATTTTACAGCTCCAGATTCTACAAGAAGTTTAGATAATGTATCAAGATGTTGTCTCATATCAGATACCATACCTAACATTAACGTAGGGACACCGTGATCTTTCTCTCCCCTCATGAACCTGTCTATAGACTCGATTACCTGTTTGGCATCTTTTCTGTTCTTTACAGCGTTCTCGATTCTCTTTACATTTCTTCTGGCTATATTAATCTGCTCCTCTATAAGACCTTCTCTGAAGTCAGAAAGCGCCTGCATAGATCTAGCCTTAAATCCTCTGCCAGACATATATTTCTTATGTATCCTGTCCAAGAATCTAGTTACTACTGGAGCGTCAGGGTTAAATAGACCCTCAAGTCTTTGATCAGACTTCATCTGTCTTTGGTTGATGTCCTCAATAACTTTCAAACCTTCTTTTACATCGTAACCATTATCTTTAAGGTACTTAAGTATAGTTGCATCAGATATACCATTCTTCTTAGCTGTACGAACAACACTTGCAACCTCGGAAACCTGATCTCTTACATCTAGCTTAAGACCAGCCATAGAAATACCTGCTGTTGGTGGGAATATTTGCATCTCCCTTTCTTTCGACACTATATTTTCGGTCTCTGAGTCTTGGAATACTTCATTCCAGTTCAGTCTATCCTTTAGGATATGTAGGATAGGTTTAGCATTTCCAACAGCTTTTACAGCCTTTGGATACGACTCGTGACCATCGAAATCAACAGACTCAACACGGCCGTTTAACTCTATAACGGCGTATACTTGACCTCCAGAATTTCTGTCTACACCCTCCTTTAATATAGGCTCGGTAAGCATCTCAGACATAGCCTGAATCATATTAGCCTTTGATATTTTGATCTTACCTGTCTTGGTTATACCCTTAAAGTATTTGTTCTGTATACCTACACTAAATATCTCTCCGAACTGTTTATTAGTTACCTCGTTAGCCTTAATAATATTAGCCATCTCACCAATAAGCGTCTCTGAGAATAGCTTTCTTCCAGGAAAGTTGCTGTTGTCTGGACCTAGCTTTTCTTTTACCTGAGACAGAATATCATTAAGAGATGCAGATTTCTTTATAGACATATTTAGTCCTATATCTTTTCCACCTCTTACAATAACTGCGTTTGCAGCTGCAATAACAGCATTCTTTACCTGACCTTTAGTTATCTTGAACTTAGAGTCAACAGCCTTAGAGGTAAAGAAGTCTAAGACTGCGTTAGACATTGTAGTGCTAGATAGTAGTTTGTGGTGTGCAGCAGATGTTAATGCCATAAGTATACGTCCACCGTTCTGGTCATATACTGCGTTAAGCATCTCAGCCATTTTAGTGGCTGCATTAGCCGTGCTTGCCCAAAACATACCGTCATCATGGAACTTAATAGGGAAGAATATACCTCCCTTACCTTCGACAAGAATCTCACCGTCTTTAAGTATGGTTCCAGAGAACGCGGCGTCAGGCTGGTGAAGTAACATAAAGTCACCATTAAAGTTGGCTAGCTTATTGTCTCTTCTGATAAAACCATCATTTTCTAGCTGTTCGAATCTTTGTCCATTAACATCATAAGAGAAAGTCATACCACTTTCTCTGTCAGAGAAGTCAGCCTGAAATCTTTTAGACATCTTACCACCAACAGTGTTAGGGTCTCCAAGAACATCAATATCCTCGAACGCGATCTGCTCACCCTCACCTATTTTTCCTGCTATAGTATTAAGGACATCAATAACCTCAGCGTCTGTAAATGGTTTAAGACCTAGTCGTTTAGCTATGGCATCAAGCCATCTTTTTATAGTACTCTGTGTACTGTTAGAAAGGTTATCATACTCTGTGGCAAGATATCCTACAAGCTCAGCTAGTTTTTCTTCAGACTGTATATTATTGTCATATCCAGCAGCAAAATCATTTAGGTATTGCTTGAGCTCAAACGGAGCGTTTCTAGATACCGCCTTAATCATTCTTTTGGTAAGAGCTCTGGCCTCAGCATCACTCTTAACCATGTTAGTTATTATAGCATGGAATGTTTCGTGAGCTACAGTTCTTTGGTTAGCCTTGGATGCGTTGATGCTGATAACCCTTGTATCTGGATCGTATGACCCTGCAGATCTTCTTCCTGTAGCCTTCTCGTACTCTTCCTGTGTCTCATAAATTTTATATGTCACATCAGGAGCTATCTTAGATAAGGCCTTGACAGCATTAGCCACCTGCTCAACCAAGTTTCCTGCCTTGAAAAGACTTGCCATCTTCTGAAGCTCAGAATCTTCTTTTGTCTCTTCTCTTGTGGTCTCTTCCTCAAAAACAAATTCGTCTGGCAGAAGACCTATCTTCTGGTCAGCGAACTTCATCATCTTGTATGCCTCGTCAACCTTCTTCTCAGCTTTCTTTAGAAGCTCTATTTTTTTATTTACGTCTGTCTCTTCCTCAGCCTGCTTTCTTAATGCTCTAGCCTCATCTCTTTTAGCAAACGCTTTATCATTAACTCCAGAGAAGTTAACCCATGAGTTTTGCCCCCTGGTCTCTGTAGTCATTGCTCTCCTTGCCTTTGGAGAAAACATTTTAGAGTGTACTCTCCAGGCTATCTCTTCTCCTTTAGGACCAAAAGAATTACCCTCCTTGGCATGGCCAAAGAAGTCGTGAACAGCTCTGAACACGTCATTTATTAATAGCGTCTGACCATTAGCATCCTTGAAGCCACTATCACGTAGCATAGGGTTATCTTGTCTTTGTTGGTCAGTAATCTGCTCGCTTCCGAAACCAGCCTCTGTAGAGAATATTTTAATTCTCTTGTTCTTACGAAGATCTTCAATCATCTCCGCAGAGTTTTTGTAAGGCTCTCCGTTATCTATCTCTATAGAATAACCAGCATCAATAAGTTCTTGGTACTGTTCTACGGTCTCCTCTGCCAAGGCTTCGTAAGATTCTTTTACCTGAGGGTCGTTAGGGTTAGACTCTAGTTTATCAAACTCTTCGGCTATACGTGTAGACTTTTCTTCGTCTAACTCTCTAGAGACCTCAGTTGCTGGCTGATCAATTCCTTTTCTTTTTGTAAATCGATCGCTAATTGTTGTCGCGTCCTGTAAAGGCTCGTTGATGAGTCTGTTCCCCCTAGCAGTCTGTTGAGTATCTGTATCTGCTGCTTCTTGGGTAGGCTCTTGAGCTTCTCTAAGGATGTTTTGGAATTCTTCATCTTTATCTAATTCTTCTGTTATACGTTGTTTTTGTTCAGGGCTCTCTGCCTTGCTTAATAATACTTGATATGCAATATCTTCAGCAAGAGTTCCTTTGAACATAACAGGCTTACCTGTCTCATCCTTAACGCTAGCCTCTGTAACATTACCGTCTTCATCGAAAACTAATCCACCCGTTGGAAGATCTTCTTGGATAGTGTAGTTCTTATTATCTATAGTTAGCGATCCGTCATTGTTTACGGACACCTGAGATGTTTCGTACTCAATACCAAGGTCAGTTGCCTTGGTGTCGGCTATATCGTCAAAGTTTCCGACCTCTGTGATATTACCATCTGCGTCTTCAACAACTACCTGTTGTCCATCTAAGTATAGATCTCCTGTTATAGGAGTGTCTAGTGGTGAACCTCCAAGAGATGTAAGCGTAACTGGTCTGTTTACAATATCACCAACTGTTTCAACTGTAACTTCTTCGGTTACAGGAGTTTCTTCTACAACAGTTTCTTGTTCTGCAGGGGTTTCCTCTACAGGGGCTTCTTCTACCGTCTCATTTAATACATTCTGTATATCCCCATCTATTTGCTTAAACCTTAATATATCGCTACCCACAAGAGCTGGATCTTTTCCAGAAATCTTAGCCTTAAGATCTCTTTTCTCCAACAACAGTCTGGCTATCTCTGGTCTTTTATCTGCAGGGATATCAATACCATTAAACTCTCCCTTGATATATACAGCATCCTCAAAATTCTTTAGAATACCATCAGCCTCGTCCTGAGAAATCTCTCCCTCCTCAACCTTTTGTTTTAGATCAAAGTCTAGAAACTTCTTTACATTATCTTCAGCTAGGTTCTCTGTGTCTTGGTTTACCTCAGGGTCTCTGAACATGGATACAAGATCATCGTACTTAGAATTCTCAAGCTGCCTGTTGATAGCTCTTTTTGCCAAGGTCTGTCTTGTCACCTGAGCCCCTTGTGTGGCTCCACTAATTGGTGCTGTAGCAAAACCACCTATAATAAATATATCTGCATAGTGACCTAAAGCCTTGTTAAAGGCCTCCTCATCACCCTGTATCGCATAGTCTGTTAGGTTTTGTAATAACTCTGTACCTAGCTCGGAAGAACCCTCCTTCGCAAAGTCCTTAGAAGTCTCCTTCACAAATTGTTTTATAGACGTTTCTATAAATTCAGATCCTTTCCCAGCCAAAGACTTGAAGAATTTTTTACCTATACCTCTTGTGACTGTCTCCAAAGCGGCTTCAGCAAGACCATATAATGCGGCAGTAGCTGATGTTTTTACTCCTAATTTTTGCCCCTCCTCTTGAAGTTCTTTACTTTTTTCTGCGGCAGCCCCTAGTCCAATAGCAGCTAAACCAACAGGCCCTAAAAAAGCTTGCATTATAGATGGTATAGCACCACCCACCTCAGCAAATATTCTAGATGTAGCTTGACCTAGCTTTGAGGGGTCAAGTTCTTTAACACCTTCTAATATATCTTCAGATATGGTCTGATCGTATTCTTTGAAAGTTTCAGCAATCTGATTTGATTTTTCTTTTAAATCACTAGACACCTCTCGTAATTCTGTTCCTGCTGCTGCTTGTCCTGAAACTTCAGCAAGGGAACCAAAAGCCATTTCTCTTTCTTCGAAAGAAGATTGATCCATAACTTCTTTAAGTTCTGGGTCAAATGCAGAGGTAAGAGTCAGTATCTGTTCCTGTAAGAATGCGGGTATTCTAAGGTCATTAGCTATTGTAGCTAGTCCTGTTGACTTGAATTTCTTTACAAACTCAGAGTCTTGTGAATCCAAAGAACCATCCTCTGAAGGAGATTCCGTATCTTCTTTTTTTTTTGAGAATCCGAGGTCGGTCTTAAACTGATCTAACTCAGGAATATCATAATATTCAGACATGCTTTCTCGAAACTGAGATAACTTTGAGTCATCTTGCATGTCTAAAATGAACTGTTCGTAGTTAGGCATATCAAACACCTCAGAGGCGCTTGAATATAACTGCTTTAGTCTTTCTTCGTTCATTTGTAAGCTTTTCTTTTCTTCTCTGTATCCTGTAAAGGTACGTCTTTTATGGGTTCCATTCCAAACTGAGTCCTAACTTGATTAATCGCAGAAGGCGTGTCTAGTTTAACATCCTCTGTAATTGTAACAGTCTTTTTCTCAGTTCCTTTACCTACTTCAGCAGGAACATCTATTGTTGATGTATAAGATATAGATGCGGTATGGTTGCCATCCTCATCTACTGTATAGTTACCTATAGAACCCTTAGAGAATGACTGTCCTTTTGTTACCAAAGACTCAACCATTATCTTCTTGCCAGCAGGAGGATACACCTCTATACGTTCCTTCTCGTCCTCTCCAGCAATAACATTAACCACTGCTCCTTCATTAGCTTTCTTGTACTCCTCAGCAGCTCTGTACTCTCTCTGAAGCGCTAGACTCATGTTCTTTCCAGCAACCTCATCAATCTTGGTCTGAGCGTTAAATGATTCCTGAGTATATTCCTCTAGATATTTTTTTACGCCTTCTTTTACCTCGTCCTCATTGGCAATTTTAAATACAGAGTTAGGATCCATATCCACCTTTACACCTGCCTGATCAGCTATATCAAAAATATCTTCAGCATCCATAGAGTCAACCAGGTTGCTTATATAAGTCTTTTCAGACTCACCTACACTGCCTTTTGATTCTATAACCTTGCCATCCTGATAAGTCTTCTGTAACTGACCGCGAGTCTCTATAATATTCTTAGCAATACCATCCACATCTACCTTATCTCTGTTCTGAAGAAGTCTCTCCATCTCATCAACAGGGTTATTGGTCATTACGTCACCGTCCTTAGACAGGAAACTAATCTTGCCGTTAGCATCCATTATTGGTGTTGCCTCCTGAAATAATTGATTAGCTCTTTGAGCTAAGAATTCTGTAGCTGCAGAAGAGTTTGCATTCTCCTGTATTTTAGTAAACGAATCTGCAGAAGAGCTTGCAAATGAAGCAATCTTCTTGGACTGAGCGTTTAGTTTCTGCATCTCCTGCATCATCTGTGGTGCAGTAAGAGTTCCTTTCTCGAACATACTGTTAAGTACGTTAGCTCTTGCAACAATAGAATCCTTAATCTTTCCTGTTACAACGTCTACGTCTTTTAGTCCTGTTCCGTCAAAGGCAGAATAAATCTCCTCACCATAGAGTTTGCTCATCTCCATCTGAGTGGCTTCTCTACGTTCCTTATCTTTCTTGGCCTCTAGCCTTTTATCTTCTACGATCTTAGCAAAACCAGTAGCGATCTCACCAAAGTTTACGGGTTGTACGCCCTGATTAGCGTACTGCATTCCCTCAAAATATGCTCCTGTGTTCGATGCCATTACTTTCCTGATGCTTTAAGTGGTTCCGCTACAACTGGTGCAGGTGGGCGAAATTGATTTGCTAACTGCAAAGACTGTGAAGCTGTTGAGGCTGTATTCATTAAGCCTGTCAGATTTGGACCTGCCTTAGCAACTTCTGTTGCTCCTGTGCCTAAGCCTAGTGTTGCGGCTGATAAAGCAGTCTGTCCTAGACCTTGTAGTCCAGCGTTTACCTGTTGTCTTCCTGCAGCAATCTCCGCTCCTATGCCAGCGATCTGAGAGGTTTCTCTCTGCTCCTGCATCTGTCTGATGTTAGCCTCGTCCTGAACTTTCATCTGGTCTATCTGAGCCTGTTGCATGTCAAGACCTGCAGCAATTTGTTGTTGCTGTACCTGTTGTTGTTGTTCTAAAGAACTCAGACCACCAACAAGACCTCTTACGCCTCCTGAACGAAGTGCGTCAACGCCAGTGGCAAATCTTCTCTGAGCCTCCTGCGTCTGTAACTGAGCACCTAAGGTAGACACCTTTAGGTCTTTGGTCACGTTCTTAAGTTCTTGTCTTTGGAATTTTTCTAAAGCCTTCTTAGCTTTCTTGGCTCTAGCCGCACCACTCGCAGCCTGTGCTGCTGACGCTGCTGCTGAAACCCCTAAGGCGATCGCGGTTGCTGTTCCTATTGCCATATCATTTCTATTACGTTGTCGTCAGATACTATATATCCTGACGTCTTATACTTGTTTAACAAACTTTTGTTCTTCAATATTACGTGGGCGTACTTATAACCCATATCCTGTACCATTACTAATATACAGTCTATCAAGAACTGTATGGCCTCTCCTCTGTCAGCGTCCTTATAATCTCTGTCAGATATAACAAACTCTGTTAGTGCTACCTTGGAATTAGTTGTATAAATAAATCCAGCACATATATCTACACCATCCTTATGAACCATAAGACCTCCAGTCCCGTTCTCTGGTAAAAAATCTCTAGGTGGCGCAGGCCATCCCCAAGACTCCCACCACTTGACAAGTAGATTATCGTAATCCTCTTCTACCAATCCTCTAACCTGGAAATCCATTAAGCAAAGATAGTAATATTACGGGAAACTCTTGACTATTTCAGTGTTCACAGCAAAAAGCTCCACAGGATCTGTCTGATCACTTGTTAGTGTGACAGAAGAATAATACCCTTTCAGTCCTGTGCTCTCTGCTATAGGTGACTTACCAGCAAACATAAAAGATCCTGCGGGAGGTGAAACAAGTGGTGTGTCAACCACCACATAGTTAGAACCTACCTCGGTTATGGTTCCTACAAGTGTTGGGGTTCCGCTGCTGTCTACAAATAATTTATCACCTACATTAATATTGTTAGGAACAGAATCAAACTGAAACTGTCCAGACTGGAATATAGACAACTCCCCAATACCCTGTATAGATAATGCCTTAAAGTTTAGGATGTCGTCCTCGTTTCTTTTGATGTACTCATAGAATCTACCCTCCTTGTTTTTAAAAGACTCCTTGAGGATATGACCCTCTTCTAGATCTGTAACAACAGTAACATCCCACTGAGATGAGTCACCCTCTATCTCTATGGTCTTGAACGTCTTGATCTCTGAAGGAGAATCATTAAACACCACCTCTACAGAGGTAGCCGCAGAAGGCTGCCCGTAGAACGAGTTTCTTGTAGACGTCTCCTGATTATGTATATAGAGCTGCCCTCCACTAAAACTAAAAAGGTCATTGTTCAGGTTAACCATCATCTCTGGATAATAAGAGAAGAAGGACACCCAACCGTTTACCTTTTCATCGTAACTAAGTGTGTATGGCATATTAAGGGTTTATAGGACAGTCAGTAAGATCTTCGTATGGTGCGATATAGTCTGGGTCACCAACAGTATTATTCTTGGTCTCAGACGTGGCCACACCATTGACATATTTTCTTAGTGTAAGTACAACTTTTGTTCCTGTATTCATAACTTATTTTTTACAAAGATAATTATTAAGATTGTACAGCATTTACAGTCGCTGTCATCATACCATAGGTAAGAGGACTGTTTATAGTTAACTCACCTGTTAATGTATAAGTGTATGTTCCAGGTTCTATAACCATCTGTGTACTCGTCTCTGACGTGTCTCCAGAAATAGATGTAACAGACACAGAAGGTCCTCCAGATATATCTAATGTGGCGACCGCCGTGTTGGCATAGTTAAATGATTTAGACGCTGTAACCGTTACTGTCAATGGAGATCCTTCTACCGTTAGTAGACCATTAATGCTAGATGTCTTGGGATTTTCTCCAGGAAGTGTGTTGTCTACATAAAGATAAGTACCTGAGCTAAACGTGTATGAAGGTTCTGTACCTTCCTCTAGCTGACACTCATAGGTGTCTTCTCTCCACTCTACAGTACCTTGTTCGCACTCGTAAGTATCTTCTCTCCACTCTATCACATCAGCAATCTCACACTCATAGGTGTCTTCTCTCCACTCTACTACATCTCCTTTGATAGAAAGTACATACTGGTCGTTTCTTGGATCGTAAGATGCTATAGCACTTGAGAACTCAGAAAGGTTGTCGTTGAACCAGTCCTTCATTCCGTATGCTGATACTGGTACAATACCATTACCACCTAGTCTAAGCACATTACCTCTCTTCTCGTCCGCGAAGAATATACCTCCACCCCAACGTATTACAGAGGCAGGGCTGTTAGAAACACCATACTCTCCTTGATAAGGCACGTCTTGTCCAAGAACATTGCTGGACTGTGTGATGGTACCATTTCCATCCGCACTCATTATCACGTTCTTGTTGTAAAGAATTCTTGAGACTCTATTAGACTGAAAAACAGTTATATCACCGTCAGAAGATATCATTCTAGATATTGGTCCAAAGTTGGCGTCTATATCTTTATAGTTACCTGTAGACAGGTTGAACTCGTTCAGTCCATTATAAGATGTGGTAGACTCATATACATTACTATATGTAAGCGACGCGATTCTTTTGATCTGCTTGTAGTCATCGATAGGAACCAATGGCTTGCTATCGTTAAGCATTTTTCTTTGATTGAATGCGTCAGCAATCTTTATAGACTCGTAGCCGTTATACCAACCGAAACAGTTGTAGAAGTCTAGGCTAACAAAACCACTAGTGGTTCCATATACCTGATCAATGTCTCCTAGGTGGTTACCATCAGAATCAATGCTATAGGTTCCAGGAACCTCATAGAATATCTCGTTGGATGCGTTTCTGTAGTCTGTCTCAAAGATTATAGGGTTGTCAAGCTCAAGTATTCGCATGTCTATATCAACCCTAACTCTACCTCCACCAGTATAGTTTGCTGGAGAAAGTATACATAAGAACAGGTCTCCAGATGCACTTATAGTTATCTGTTCTCCACTAGTCTTAAGTAGCGTTCCTCTACGGAACATAACCTGCTCTGCTGTATCTGGATGAGTCATCTGAGATAACACATCATCCTCCCAGAACCATTCCTCTAGGTTGGCATAGTCTGAGCTAGCGATAAACCTTTGATAGGTGTATCCAGCTATGTTGTCTGCGTCTTCAGATCCACTGTCGTCATACTCTAAGGTAATGACCGCTCCAGACTTTATAGATTCTGTAGATGAGGTTTTACACTTAAACAGCATAATGGCTTTTCTACCATATCCACCTACGTCTCCTCCACCATCCCATAGATTGGCTCTTGTCGCAGACTTTGCATTGATAACCCATCTATCATCAACAACGTGACCTGTGGATGACGTGAATCCTACCGACAAGCCATCACCTATAGACGTGGTAGATGACATGCTGTACCCAGCACCTCCGTTATCATTCCACGCATCAACTATATTGGCCTCAAGGTTTATTCTTCTCCACTTTATCTTGTCAGGAGACCCAGTCTCCATAACCTCTACCTCGTATCTGTAATCTGTAGATCCATTAAAGGTGCCACTAACATTAATATCGTTAGAACCTGAACCATAAAACACATCATCCTCTACGTAAGATATATTGTTCGCGAAGTCGTTTGAGGTAGCGTCAGATCTAAATCCGTATCCGCTATAGTTGAATGTAGATATAGAGGTCTCGTTAAGAGAAATCTCCTCTGTGTTAATTCTAATATAAGTACCTGCCTCTTGTTTAGTGTTCTCCTCAAGATCATCCTCAAGGAAGTTTCTATCCTTAGTCTCTGCGTCAAGCACTTTAACTCGTACCTGTGATCTTTTAAGACCAGAGGTGTCGGACTTAAGGAATAAGAAGTCTCCCTTCTTAACCTTATTTATATCATCCCCTTCTAGTTTGATCCAGGCATAGATACCATCCTTATAGAATGATACTGGAG